GACTCCGCCATAGGTGTTGACACCGGGCGCAGTAGGTGCAGCAGGCCGGGAAAGGCTCATTACCCGGTTGGTGAGGATGCAGAGATTAGGCAGGAGTGCAGGCTGAGCGGCGATGAAGAAGGTTCCGGCTGGACCGCGGAGATAATCGCCGGGCTGCGTGTAGGCGCTGTCGAAAATGCCGAACCAGGTGGCGCGGCCGTAGCCGTTGGGGTGCCTGAAGCTTGCATCTTCGGCATTGAAGGCGGCTGGCAGGCGAAGGTAGCGGTTCGGCGCGGCGAGCGGGTGATGGGCCGAGGTTGCGCGAAACGCATCGTAGGGGGAGCCTATGTGCCGGGCAGCGGCGCCCAGGCCACGGGCGATACGGTCCTGGAGATGGGGAAGATGCATGTGGCCTCCTACAGGCGAATGGCCGGGGGCTGCTTTAGACGATGAGGTTCAAACTCTGTGCATTGATCAGTGCCGGGCCAGGCGGCAGGCCGAGAAAGCCGCAGAGGCGGCGCCCCCAATCCCGCTCGAGGCGTTGACGGTCCCGCATTTCGGACGGGTTGCGGGTCCAGACGGCAGCGGCCTCGGTATCGAGGTTTTCGGCAGCGTTGGGGATCGCGGCCTCGAATGCTCGGAGGTTAGAGAGATGCTGGCGGAGCACCGACTCTTCGGACGGGGAGAGGTTATTCAGGCGGTATTCCATGGCGCCGTAGGCCTGGTAGAACCGCCAGCCCATGTTGCCAGCGGCGCCGGCGCCGTAGGCGGGGTAGCCACAGAAGCGGCGGACATCGGTCTTTTCTGCATCGAGCAGCATGGCGGGCGGCTCCCGGTGGTTTAACCGACGTGTTCGATCATGATCGCGCGCTTGTAGGAGGCGTTGGTGGCGGTCGGGATGATGGTTGGGTTGGTGGTGGTGTCGCTGGGGGCGCAGAAGCCGCCGATCCAGTACCAGGACTGCGCAATGATCTGCTGCAAGCGGTCGATCGGCTCACGGGTGACCATGGCGATGCCGTCGACCATGGCGACGATGCTGTCCTTGGGGGCGACATCGTCGGCGGCCATGCCGGCGAAATCACCTTCGATCAGGGCGCCCTTGCCGCAGATGATGGGGCGGCGGATGACGGCGCCGGCGATGGTCGGGTGAGGTTGGACGTAGGCTTCCGTCGTTGGGATGAAGCGAAGGCCGAGGAAGTCGTTGATCATGCCCTGCTTGAAGACTTGGTTCGCCGAGGTGGCGCCCTGGAAGAGACGCTGGAAGTCCTGGTCGGCGAAGAGTTGGCGGGCGCTGACCGGGTCGAGGTAGCAGTTGTAGACGCCGTCGACGTCCGGCACGGCGTTGACGCGCAGCTTGGCGACGGCGTCCAGAAGGTTTGCCATGGCGAGGGTGTCGGTGGCGACGAGGCCGGTTGTGGCGGTGCGTGCGTTGGGGCGGATGATCACGCTGGCATTGGCGGCCTGGACCGGGTTGCCGGCGGTCGCGTCCGTAACGGTCGCGTTGGTGGACAGGGTCAGCACGCCGGAGACGCCGCCTGGCGTGGTGGAGACGTTCGAGGTGTCGGCTACTGCACCGACGAGGGTGTAGACGTCGCTGCCGATCGTAATCGTCAGCGGGTAGGTGCTGCTGACGGGGGTTTGAACGCCATTGTTGAAAACGGTCATGAAACCGCGGATATCGTCGACGGCAACCGCCGGGCCGGCGGCGCCAAGCGTGGTGCGGATGCGGGTGTTGCCGCCGAAATACGGGGCGAACAGAGCATTGCGGGCCAGTTCGTCGAGAGATCGGGCGGCCTGTTCGCCGTTCACATACGCGTTCTGTAGGAATTGGCTGGCGATGCCGACGCGGGCGGTGACCATGTTCAGGTCTGTGGTGGACGCGTAGTGATTGATACTGATGGTGTATTGCTCGACCCCCCATGTCGAGGGGGTGAGGCCATTGTCGAGGTTGGTGTTGGTCGCGGGGGCCAAGGGTGTGGTAACGGAGGGCTTGAGGCCGACCCGGGTTTTGGTGAGTGTCTCACCGATGCCGACGGCGAAGGGTTCGCGGTCGGCGATGGCGCGGTAGCCCAGGCGGGAGGTGAGGGCCGACTCGAACTCGCGTTCGAGGAAGCCTTGTTGGATGATCGGCTGAAGGGTCAGCGGGAAATTCTGGATGCCCATGTGGGGTCCTTGCGGTATTTGGGAGTCGTTGGATGGCGCAACCGCGGATGAACATATCGGTGGACGGCGACGGGGCCGTGCTTTCGTTCTTACCGGGGAGCGGGGCGGAAGGGGCTTTGACGCTGAGCGTCGATCAACTGCTGGAAGTGATCGTGGGGCTTGGGTCAGTGCGTGCGCGTCTGCTGGCTGGGCGGCCCCCACGGCTTGAGGCAAGCGCCGTCCAGGCGGTGGTGGGGCCGGCGTGGACAGTGCGGCCGGAGGCGATGACGGAGGGTTCGATGCTGGCCTTTGCGCACCCGGCCTATGGGACCGTCGGGTTCGTGCTGGCGGCGGCGGATATCGAGAAGATGGTGCGGGTGCTGACGAGCCATCTGGGGATGGTGCATTCCGGGGAGGTTGGGGAGGCCCGGAATTAGCGGTGGCGGGTTATTTGTAGGGTTTTTTTTGGGCTGGCCTTATCCATGGTTGGCGTCCTCCCCCGCGCGCCCGCAGGATCGATTTTGTGGTGCCGCCGTTAACGTTGTCTGATTAGTTCGTCACGGGCGGCCCGCCATTCGGCGTGGGTCATTTTCATGGCGGTCTTCTGCTGGGGCGGCTCTGGGGCAGGGGCCGCGGCGGGGTGGCTGCTATTTTGCTGCTTGAAGACCCACGGTTTGTCCCGTTTGAGGCGGGCAAGCGCCGCCGGCGCGTCTGGTAGGTTGCCGTGCTCATCGAGTTTGAGCGTTGAACTGTCGAGCAGTTTTAGGCAGTCGACATCGATGATGCCGGCGCGGATGGCGTGGTTTTTCAGCTCTGCCTGAACGAGGCGCTGGTTGGCCTGATCGAGTTGCTGCTGCAGGGCTTCGGCGGGGTTGGGTTCGTCGGTCATGGAGCCTCGGTGCTGGGCGGTGGTGGACTGGATATTGGGTCTAACTCAGGGAATGTTCTGTAGATCGGCCATAAAATGTCCATCTCGATACAGCCGATTAACATCCCAAGCGACCTTTGGATTCCGGGCCAGTCTTCCGGGTCAGCTTTGATTTGGGCAAGCGTTACTGCTCGCGAAAGTTGCGCTATGATATCCGCCATGTGATCGTTCATAGCTGTCGCGTAATCATAATTCATTGCAGACTACCCATACATTCCCGCCAACATTTACGGTATTCTGACGATTGTAAGTCCCGCGTGGGTGATGTTAGCAGATGCAGACATTCGTCCAAACATCTTTGGACTCGATCATGCCTGCTTTCCTGGACGCGTTGGGCGTTGGCCCATGGCGCTGGGGATTGCTGGATCCCTGGTCCAAACCGTCCGTCTGCATCTCGGGCCTGCGTCATCCATGAGTCGTTTCCCGGCATCGCATTCGCCTCATTCGTTGATAAATTTGTCTAGTTCTCGCGAAGGAGGCGGCTCCGCCCGGATGCGGGCGAGTTCGGCGGGGATGTCTTCGACGTCGTAAGTGTCGGCGAGGGTTTTGACGGCGGTTTCGGTGCTGAGGAGTTGGGCGGCGGTGAGGGTGGCGAGGGTGTTGGCGTCATGCTGGCGGTCCTCGGCGCTGGGGGGATACCAGCGGGGCCAGATGAGGCTGAGCGGCGCTTCAGCGTCGAGCGGGGGGAGCGTGGTATCGCCGATGCGGAGTTTGTATTTGACGTGAGTGCGCAGGAGCATGCGGGCGAGGCTAAGCAACGCGCCCTCGCCATAGCTGATGCGCAGGTTGTCGGCGAGCCAGATCAGGCCCTGGTTCATTAGCTCCAGGGCGCGGCCGGAGGTGGCGGCGGAGAGTTTGGAGGCGTCGGCGCGGTTACCGTGTACGCTTTCGAGGGCGAATTCGCGCAGGGTGCGGACGTATTCGATGACGGCGGCGGCGGCGGTGCCGCCGATTTCGAGCAAGCGGGCGTCGCCGTGTTCGGAGACGATGAGGGCGTTGCCGGCGCCGCGAACGAGATCGCCCTCGATGCCGGCGGGTTCCTTGATGAGCAGGGTGGGATCGGAGCTGTATTTCAGGCCACGTCCGGCCTGAGAGAGTTGGTAGTCGATCTCGATGCTGGTTTCGATGGCGGCGCGGAAGGTGCAGGCGCCATCCGCCGGGTCGTTGGTCCAGGAGGGTCCGGGGAGGTTGCGGACCCAGACGATGGGGACGAAGCCGAGGTTATGGATGGTGCTTCGCTCTGGGTCCGGCGTGGGCGGTGCGGCGTCGGTGACCGGGTGGGGAAGGAACCAGGTTTCGGCCTGGTCATCCCAGCGCCGGGTAAACCAATAGGTACCGCCTGTGTCTGGCAGCGTGTAGCCGGATGTGATGAAGGCGCTAGCGGGGAGTTTGTAGCGCTCGGTCACGCTGGCCAGGGTATCAGGGGCGTCCGGGCGCCAGTGGGGGGTGAGGTTGACCGTGTCCATGGCCGTGACGAAGGGGCGGCCCTGGAGGATGCGGAGGAGGAGGGCGACGCTGCCGATGCTGCCGCGGAGTGCGGCGCCGGTCATAACCTCGTTCAGGCGGGTGGCTTTGGCGATGGTGGTGAGGGCGTCGCGGATGGTGCGGTCCGGGGAGTCGATCGTGGGGAAATGGCCTTCGCTGAACAGCAGGGCAACGCTGTCCTCGGTGACGATGCGGGGCAAGGCGTAGCGGACGCTGGGGCGGCGGAGGCGGAGGGGGATGTAGTCGCCGGCGGAATTGCGCTCCTCGTGGAAGTCGTAGGGGAGGGCGTCGTAGAGGGTCCCGTCGAGCACGCGGCGGAGGATGTCCAAACGCCGGGCGCGGAGGGGCATGTCCGGGTCGTTCGGAATGAGGTCGCAGATGGTTTGAAACATGCTGGTCCTGTGGTGGGGGCGCGGCGCGGGGCGGCGGTTTTACAGGCGGTTCGCTGCAAGGTATGGCGATTTGGACTGGAATGAAGGGCGGCGAGGCCTTTTAGATAGGCGGCGTAGCTCCAGAGAAGCGGCGCGACTATCGTGGCAACCAAAACCACGCGATGTCGCCGATCGATAGATAAGTCCCCAGGGCAAGCCATTCTTGCCGGATGCGCGCGACGACGCCATCAATATTTTGGTCACGCCATACCTGGAAAACAAAGTTCTCAAATTGGCGTGCCTTTAATCCGGCTTTCAGCACAATAAATAGCGAGAATTCCTGACCTTCAAGACTCTCCCCGTAGGCTTCTTTTGTTTCAGACGTAATTTGCCAAAAGGCCGATATAGTCTTCCGGCGCCTCGCTCAAGAGGTCTCCTACCAAGGCGTCTAGGTCAAAGGGCGGTTGGGTCATTTCACCGATGTGGGGTTCGACCACGGGGACGCTTCACGATATGGCAGGCTAGGCCTTGCGGTGCGCCTCTATAGGGCCGGTCCGGGCAATGTATTCGCGGGGATAAATCTTGGAGCAATCCAGAGCCAGTTGCACTTCAGTCTGGAAGTTGAAGCTTGGTGATCCGTCGGTCAGCCACTCTATGCGCGAATAGAGATCGGTTTCCACGATGGAAAGGTCTTCGAGATCATCTTCAGTTGGTTTCGTAAAGAAATGAGCTCTTTAGATAACATTTGCAACTTTGGGTCTTTGAAATGGGCCGAAGGTAAACGACAGAGCACGAAGTGTTTTGGCTATTACCGTCAAAGCACATGCTTATCAAGAGACCCATTCTCTTCGTATCCAAGTCTTCTATCCGTATCATTCATAGACCCTCCGGAGGACCGGGAAATATATGTGCGCTCCCGTCTTTACCATGCTGGAGCTGTGCGATGGGGTATCAGAGGGTGGTGGCGTCCTCGTTCCGCTGGCGCATGTAGGCTTCTATCGCACGGTGGAATTCGGGTTTGTTGCCTGCGAGTTCGAGTAGGCCCGAGGTGTTACGCTTAAGGTCTTCCTGCGGGTCGAAATGGTAGTTCTGAGGTGGCCCCGGGATTTCGGACAGGGTGATAAGCTATTCCCGCTTGAGCGAGAGACGCGACGTTATGGGCAAAGTGACACGGAAGCGGTACGGGGCTGAGTTCAAGGCCAAGGTTGCGCTGG